GAATAGCATTGCAAGAGGTATAGTGACAGTACTTGATAGAATATGTCAGTCGATGTACGCATTGGACTACACTTACTGTACGGTTTGGGAAATAATGGAGAGTGTATAAATAAAAGCTCGTGTATTGCAATGCATAATATTGGAGGATTTAATGAGTTACAGACGAAGTTTGGCTAAATATAATAGATGTGTTATAAGAACACCTAAACAACCTTGTCCTTATAGATTTAAATATGAATTAATTAACTGGCTAATTACTCACAAACAATGGTCTAAAGCTAATGCAACTAAACTATCTAAGAAACAACTATACGCAATTTGGTATAGGTCGTGAAATTGTTGGAGGAGGGCGACTCCAGTTGCACCAATAATAAACGAAAAGGGAGTACAAATGAATGCAAAAGAAAGACGACGAGAACGTCGTAAAAATAGAGCAATTGCAATCAATGCAATTGATGCAAGCCAATGTAATATGAAGGAGGATTCTAAAATGACGGAGATATTGCTCCACCCACCCTCCCATACGCGACGATATTTAGTTTATTTGATACTGATTGCTGGCTCTTTGCTCTTTTGGATACTCTTAATTACATTAATTATTAAATAAGGAGAAAAACAATGTTTATTGTACACTATAAACTTGGTAAAGATTATACTATTAAGATGTTTAATGACCACAGACAAGCGTTTGACTTTAAAGATGTACTTGATGAACCTATCAAGATAATTAAATTTGACCCATCCAGCCCTGAACCACAGGTAGTTTGGTATGGGCCAAAATCAACAGCTAAAACTAAAGAACTAACAATTAAGCCCTTTGATAAAAAGGTAGCGAATGAATATAATCTATGTGTCGAAGATATTATCGCACAGGTTAAGGCGTTCTCTTTAGGGCTCATTGAGCAGGTGAAAAGGTTTAAGCAAAATCAACTCTAATTTAGATAAGATTTAATATCATGTCTTTATTATACAAATCAATGGAGGTATAAATGGCAACTAAAAAGCCACTTGTTACAGGTGCTGAGCAATCAGACCTTAACAATGCTATTACTCCACCATTTGCAGTTATTAAAATGCCCAATAGTCAGTCAGTTGTTGAGCGTTATAATCAAGGACAAGCATTTGGCCATCAAACCTATTTCGGAGGACGGATGGAAGTAATAGTAGAGAATAATGAAATGTGTTTCACTAATTCTGAATTATTAAAAGATGCAGATAAAATACAAGGACCACACTTACTAAAAGTGATTAAACAATTGCAAGAGACAATTGAATCACAAGGTAAGCAAATCCGTTTGTTATTCCATGAAAATGGTCAGTTAAAGGATAAACTAGGCTTAACTGCTGATAATATAAAATCAATGGTTAATATAACCAATAGTCTTCATACTGACCAATTTAACCTTAAAACCACTATATTTAATGCTTTTGGTGGTATACTTAAACAAATGGAAACTGACCATACCGAGGAGTTTGATATTCCTCTCGATGGTAGATAGTTCTATTGTTTTGGGCAATAGGGGGAATTACTAATTGAGGTGGTTCCCCCGCAAATTTATTTGGAGGTATAATGAATCAATACTACAAACAATGTACACTTTGTGACAAAAAATGCCGGAGTTTTCATGGACATACTAAATATTGCTTTAAATGTAGTATTAAAATACAAACAAAACAATCTAAAAAATGGAAACAGGCTAATTCAAAAGAACTGAAAATATATCGACATAATAATATGCATAAATGGAAAGATAACCGTAATGCAAATATACGTCGAGAAACATTAGAATTGACTGATAAACATATTCGTCGAGTAATAGTACAAAAGAGTTCTATACTAAAAAGAGGTGATATTACACCTGAATTAATACAGGCCAAACGGCTTGAATTGCAGTTTAATCGCTTAAGAAAAGAGGTAAAAATGGCAGAACCAATCAAAAAAAGGGTCGGAAGACCTAAGAAAGTTATAAAAACCCCTATAATGTATGCTAATGACTATGAATCAGTTGACCATATGGCTAAAGCTGTTCGTGGAGTATTAAAATCATTAACAGATAAAGATGGTTATTATGACCTTAAAGAAGCTGATACTATTGGTAATATCTTTGGCAAACAAGTTCATTTAATGAAAGTTAAATTAGAAGCTCATAAATTAGCTAAAGGTAATATTAAAACAGAACGTAAGCTTTTAGGAGAATAATAAATATGGCTAGTATCCGGGACATTGAAATGTCTGACTACTACTGAGGCGTGGGCGTATCAGTATAAATAAATCGCCCACAAAGAATTTAAATTGGGTAATCCTAAGAGGATGCTCGTCGGATAGGCTTTAAAAATTCAGTGGTTAGAACTATCCATCCATGGTCTGAAAGCGATGGACTGAATATCTCTCAAAAAGAGATAGCCTCATGGGGAAGTGAGAGGTTGCTTCCCCAAATAATTACCAAGTTCCAATTATAAGAAGATGTGATGTATCATACAATAAAAACAAGCTAAGCATTTAATCTTCTACGAACTATTCCACAAAAATAGGGATAGTCTGATAATTGGAATGCGCATGGCTTGCGCTCGAGAGGAACTTTCTGGTTCTTCTTGCTTGTCCGAGCAGAGTGAGTTGTAGTTTGTACCCCGGCTTACTCTGCTCTTCATTTCAGGGTACAAATAGGTCATAAAGGAGAATTATTTATGGCAGAAGTAACAGCAACAACAGCTGACGGCATGGTCGTTGAGCTGATGATAGAGGGAACACATACAAGTCATGTAAATTGTGAAACTGAAAAGCGAACAGTAGCAGACTTTATTGCCGAACAACCAGATATTCGTGAAAATGCGACTATTATGGTTAATAATGTTTTGGCTAACCCTAATACACGCCTTACACCCGGTGCTAATGGAGCACCTTGCCAAATAACTGTCACTCAAGGTGGCAAAACTGGTGGTGTACGGACCAATCACACGCCTACAACAACTGGTTATGATATGCCTATACAAATTAAAACAAGGACTAACAAAAAGTCTGGTGTTCATACATTTGTTATAGAAGACCATATTCAATTACCTGAAAAGATGTATCGTGGTAATCGTACTCCAAAATACCCGTTTCATATGCTTAAAGCCCCTGTTAGAGGAATAAAGCAGAGCTTTGCAGTTCCAATTAAAGCACGCAGCCGGGTAGCAGCAGCAATGAGGAACCATATCAAAGTGACTGGTACCCAACTTGTTGGTCGCACAGTTCCTGTTTTGGATAGCGTTGGAAATTCAACTACTCGTTTGGAATTCCGTGTCTGGCGTGTTGCTTAACCTGTAATCAAAAACTTGTAATTAAGCCTGCTTCGTTATGGTTTATATCAGCCTCCATAGAGCATTGACCACTGCAGGCTTAATTGCATTTAATTAGGAGAATTATGGAAATAATTTATAATAAAATTGTTGGAAAAACAAGAGGTGTTTTATCTAAGGACAAGCGTAATTGGATTTGGAAATCAGGCAATAAGAAATGCTCTGAAGAGTATGTACTTAAAAGTCAGGCTAGTTATTTTCAATCTTTTGAATCATTGTTAATTAATATCTTTGAAAAGAGATTTAGAGAACATGTTATTGAATTTAACCCAAAAGCGTTACGAATTGCACTAACCAGAGCAATGAAAGACGTACGAAAAATTGGTGCTGACTTAGATAAAGTAACTTGGGATAAAATAAAACGGGGCGACTATTGCCCAAAATGTGGGAGTAAAAAAGAATGATAGAAATAACTGATGCTCGTTTTCAAGACGGCACAATATTTAATGAATTTCAGCCAGATACTGCTGAAGTTGGGGAACATATTCATTTTCTTGAGGAATTAGAATTATTTAATCGGAATAATCAATGCGATTTATCTGTTACTAATCGATTCCATTGGAAAAATGGTACTTATGATAAAATCCGTGAAATGGCAACAAAAAAAGCACTACCCTATCTTACAAATAGACCAAGAGGTTCTGCAACAATAACATGCCATCAACAACATGGATATCAAAATTGGCGTACTCAATTATTGGATTTAGAGAGTAAAATGGCCAGTAAAAGGTATCATGGATATACATTACGTGGGAATAATGATACTGGGGAAACAAGATATAGTGAATTTTTAGAAAAATTACACGATGCTTTAAGTTTTCCTCATAGCCATCGTTTTGAACCACCTGTAATTGGATATAATAATTATGGTAGAAGATATCGTACTACTAGATTTAGTAATCCCAACCAGAATGGATGGTGGGAAGACCCTGACCCTAAACCTTATATTCAATTTAAAATACACCTTAATGATATTTCAATTTCATATTATCATAATAATCAAATATTAGCTACCATACCATGGGGCAATTTGACTATTATAATAGAAGTTGATTTATATTGGTGGTGTAATTCAATGATTGACCGTGGAAGTCTTAGAAGTGGTGCATTATCAAATAGTATACAATCATATGCTATATATAAACCACATTTAAAAGGACTACGCCATCCATACATAACTTGGGATGGACATGCATACCAGAATGGAACTATTTGTTTTGGAGACCATAGAATTATATTATATAATTATTTACATCAATTCAATTTTGAACATGTGTATATTAGATTAATGCTATGGGCTTGTAAATTTGATATAGGTAGTACTACGCCTTTAAATCAAAGAAACTTATGTCATGCTGGTATAAATTCTGATTGGATTATGAATAATAATCAATCACGATTTTGGGATTACTTTGGTATAAATCCTGATACTTGTAAAAGGGTATTGGAAGATGAGTTTGATAACGATACTAAACAATTTAGAGATAGTTTATGTACTAATTGTTTAGCCTCTGATATACCACCTGATGGTAGAGATATGTGCACTTTATATACTGACAAATTGTCAGAGAATGCAATTGACTATGAGAAAATATTAATGAATATGTTAATTGCACAAGGTGCTAAATTAGAGAATATAACACCTGAACCACAACCTACAGCTGGTGTACATTCTGAACGTAGAATTGATGTGGTATTCTTTAATTTTAATCTCACTAATCAGGCGGCTTCTATCAAACGAGCTTATCGTGATTTAATTGCCACTGATGGAATTAATGAAACACAATTAATTGAACATTGGTTTACCAGAGAACAGGTAATGATGTTTACAATTCATCGTGCTTTAGTATTACAAGAAATAGCTGAATTACGTGGCTATCAATTGTACAATGGTATGGATGATAAACATAGTGCATGGCAATGGGCTGCTAAATATCATGAATGGGATACTATGGAGTTAATTAAAATGTTAAATCAAATAAAAGAAAGGAGTTTGTAACAATGGCGGAATTTTATATAACCCGTAAAGACTGGGATAAAGTTATCAATTATGCTAAAATTGCTGTTAAAGAATTTTCAACAGAAATTGGTGGAATGATGGTAATGCATAAAGATGAAGATGGTGATTATGTATTATCTGACCCAGTAATATTAAAACAAGAGGTATCTGGTTCAAATTGTGTATTAGACAAAGTAGCCTTATGCCTTTACTATGGTACAATGAATAAAAAGCACAAGAAAAAAGGTGCTAATCGTTATGTTTGGTGGCATAGCCATGCAAATATGAGTGCATTTTGGTCTCCTACTGATGTTAAAACCATTGAAGGATGTGAAACAGCAGATTTTTCTGTTTCATTAGTGGTTAATGTTAGACAAGAATACAAATTGCGAGTACAATATTTTCATCCTATTGTAATTGATGAAGATGTGAAAATAAACTTTATTGGCGATGATAAGGTTTTACCTGTTAAAATGACAGAAGAAGTTAAGGCACTGTGCTCTAAGCCCACTACTTCTGTTGTAACATATGGAAAAAATAGTAAACAATCCAATATGTTTAATGACTATGGATATGATGACACTTATTATTATGGTGTCCATGGATATACTAGCAGGCCATTCAAAGGTGAAGTTGAGAAGACTGACCCTGCTAAATGTACTTGGCAAAAGGTTTGTGTTTATGTAGATAGCTTAAATACAAAATATTGTTCTGGAGAGATTAAATGGGCTGACTGGAAAAAAGCTGTTAAAACTACCAATAAAGAACTCAAAAAGAATAAACTTGAGTGGCGTATTGAAATTCCTACTAATGAAAATATGATGGATTCTTTTGTATATACTGCACAACCAGAAGAATTTGTTACTATTGTAGGAGAAGCATCATGAACTTAACTGCACGTTTTAGTGAAATTGTAGATAATTTTAATGATTGTGTGTACCATATACTTGGTTGCGGGGCTATAGGTAGCTCCGCAGCCTTGCAATTGGTGCGTATGGGAGCAGATGAATTTCTACTCTATGATTTTGACCAAGTATCTGAAGAAAATATAGGTGTAAGCCAATATATTATGCGTGATATTAGATGTAATAAAGTTGATGCCCTTAAAAAGCATATGTTACAAATTAATCATGAAGCTAATATAACTGCTATTCCAAATAGATTTGAGATATTTGAACATACTGGCGATAAAGATGTAATGATACTAGCATTCGATTCAATGGATGCAAGAAAAACAGCCGTCATTGCTGCTTTAAGAGCCAAACATAAACCTTGGTTACTAATTGATGGACGCATGGGTGCAGAGCATTACCAGCAGTATACTCTACTTCATCCAACATTAAAGGATTATATGAAAACATGGTATTCTGATGAAGATGGAGATTCTGAACCATGTAATGCTAAAGCAACTTCATATTGTTCTAATATGTCTGGTTCATTAATTGCTAACCAAATTCGAAAAGCTGTCACTGATACACCTGTCAATGAGGAATTTATTTTTAATTTTCCAACATTAACACTTGCCAAGAATAAATAAAAGTCGTAATATTTATGTGATGTAAGACACAAAAAGGAGATGTAATACAATGCTGGAAGTAAAAAAACGTAGTGCAATAACACAAAATCCAAGAATATTGTTATTATATGGACCCGCTAAAGTAGGTAAAACTACCATGCTCAGTCAATTAAAGGATTGTTTAATCCTAGATACTGAATCAGGTGCTCATATGATTGATGGTCATATTTTGGATATAAGTAACAAAGATGATTTGTTAGACATGTATCGCAATGCTGAAGCCGGGCATAAATTTAAATATTTTGCCCTTGATACCGTAGACAAGCTGGTAGAATGGACTGAACTGGGTGTAAAAACTGAATTTCAAGTGGACTCCATTGCTGATTTAGCGTACGGAAAAGGCTTTGGTCTTGTTAGAGAACGTGTTCTTAACAATATCAAAAAACTGCAGAAGCTCTGTGGCAATTTAATTGTCATTGGCCATCGGAAAACAGCAGCTGCAGTGGATAACAGTAACGCCGTAGACCCAGAATCATTGGATATTTCAGGTAAACTGAAAAATATGATGATGGCTATGAGTGATGCTGTGGGCTATGTCTATAGAGATGAAGACGATGATAAACTCATGGTCTCATTTAAATCAGGCAAAGCCCTTGAAGCAGGAAGCAGATGCTCCCATCTAAAAGGAAAGCAAATTCCTTTTGATTGGAAATTAATCTATAAAAACGAAACCAAAAAGGAGAAAAGCTAATGGCTCTCGTTAGACCTGCAAAAACCGAGACTAGTGACGGTAAATTCACTGGAATACTGCCCGTATGTATATGGGATTTTAAAGACCGCTCAAGTGAATATGATTGGGCAGATGTTTTTATATCTGTTGAATTAGATATTCAAGGTAGCGAATACAATCGTTCATTGGAAATCTGTGGTGGCTTGGAACGCGATAGTAAAGGCCAAGTATCAGGTGGACATGTACTAAAACCATTATATCATTTATTTGATACTCTTGGTTTCGGTGGTGGTCTTAACGCTAAAGGCGAATGGGAAGATGAAGATGGAGTGGCGATTACTAATATTGCCAGTCATCTAAATGAACGCTATCAAACAGGTAATCCAATTATGGACCCTGAGTATAAGCATGTAGCTTATATCTATAAAGCTGCTCCTAAACAACCCGGCGCTAAATCTTATACACGGGTTTTCAACAGATTATATCGTAACACAACTGAAGATTCAGCAAAGTTGAAAGCTATGATAGAATGGATGACGACTAGAGGATATCTAAAACTAGATACCGCTAATCGCAATAATGGTCAACCTTCTAAACAGCCTGCAATGGCTGCAGAAAATCTGTAATGAAATATCTGGAAATCGCACAAGGGAGCCCTCGTAATAGGGGCTTCCTTGTCCAGTATGAAAAACTATCTCATTATATAAAAGCCGATGAACCTTTATATCGGTCATTTTATACTTATGATGATACTGCTCTAAAAGTTGTTGAAGAAACACAAAGTTTAAAGAAATTTGTTGGTGTAAGAAGTGTTGATAAAGTTCTTATTGATATTGATAAAGCTGATAACAGTGATAGACATACATTGAATTTCCTTATTTCTACTGTGTTTGAACTTGAAGAGCGTGGATTATCTCGTAAAAGTATGCAAGCTTACTTTAGCGGCACAGGATATCATCTAGTGATACCAAATTCAGCATTTGAATTTGAAACATCTGTTAGATTGCCGTTAATCATAAAATCCACATTAAAATCTATGCTTCCTGATATTGATACTTCAATTTATTCTAAATTAGGTATCTATCGAGTAGCACATACAATTAATAACAAATCGCAATTATACAAAATTCCACTAACTATCGATGAAGTATATAATCTGGAGCCTGAAGAAATAAAAGAACTAGCTAAAACTCCTAGACTGGAGTATCCTTATTCAGAGTTATTTGCAGATGGTGAATTATCTGAATATGTTGTTACTACACCATGTCCATCAGAAGGCAACTTTAAAAAGGTTTTAGAACCTACTAAAATTGCTCCTTGTGTTCAATCATATCTAAGAGAAGGACCTATATCAGGAACTAGGCATAATATTATTTTAAGAATTATCAGTCATTTTAAGAGGCATGGAATTCCTTCCGAATACTCTAAAGCAATGATAATGCATTGGAATAAAGATAGTCTAGATGCAACTGATTTATTAGAAATGGTTGAAAATTCTTACAATCAGAATTACAGATACGGATGTAATGATGAATACTTAGCTGCACGCTGCCAAACTCGCTGTATTTACTTTAAGCACAAAGACTATAATATCGATGTTAAGAACGCTGGTGACATGCAATCAGAGCTAGATGAACGATTAACTACTAACTTTGATGGACGAAGTATTGATTTGGCTAAATCATTTGGATTAAAGGACATAGATGCAACTATATATCCCGGTGAATTGGTAACTATATTTGGCCCTACAGGTTCTAATAAAACTACATTAGCTCAAAATCTTGCTTTAGGAGTAGATTTCAAAAATGATACTGTACGTAAAGAATGGCAAATTCCCACTTTATTTCTATCACTTGAACTCTCAGCATGGTATATGCACAGGCGTCATTTGCAAATTGTAACAGGACTATCAAAAGATGAAGTTAACAAAGACTATAAGGAACTATTTGCTCAAAATTCTGACCTACTTAACCATTTAGTTATTCAAACAATTAGTCCTACACTCGACCAAGTTAAACAAAAAGTTAGGGAACTACAACCTGCAGTAGTAGTTGTAGATTATATTGATTTAATGGAAACACCTATAACTATACGAGGTGAATACGAAAAAGTTAAATATATCTCCCATGGACTATCTAATATGGCCGTAAATTCAGATTTGATTGTAATTCAAGTTTCGCAAGTATCACGAGATTATAGTCGAAATGAAGTACTTGACCTTTACGCTGGCAAGGGGTCTGGTGCTATTGAGAATGCTAGCAGAAAAGTTATCGGATTAAATGGGCAGGCTAACAGCAGTAAAAAAGCTCTCAGTGTTTATAAAAATACTGATGGAGAGTTATTTGATGTTGATTTAGAATGGCGACCATCTTTCAGGATGAAATGCGTATGAAGTATTTTGAACTATTAGTACATAATCATGGTGCAATTGTACAATTCTTCAGTAATATTAGACTAGCTATTGCTGGCAAATGTGCCGGGAATACATGTTATACATTTCTATCATTTGGAATCTGGAAATTCGATATTAGTATTGCACTAGAAAAGGATAATAATGCGAAAAACATCAAAGAGCGTTGGGACATCCAAGAAAACTAGCCGTTCTCATCTATTATTAGTACATATGCTTAAAGGCAGAACTATTAATGGACGACAAGCACTAGCTCATTTTGGTATTTACCGACTATCTGCAATTATTCACGGTTTTCGTAAACGTGGATTTGTTATCGAAACAAAAATGGTTAAACGTAATGGAATCACTTATGGCGTCTACAGGCTCACGGACACCCCGCAAAAAGCGACCAGTTAAGCGTAAAACCAAACGTAGTACATGGGAGGCTAAGTTTATGCCTTTGCTTGTTAAGCACCATGCACACTATGCCAAGACTATTTTCCATAGGCTGATGAATAAATCCAGTTCATTGCGTTCTGGATTGAAACGGCGAAGCAAGGATTATGAAGTTGAATGCAATATTACTCTTATGGAAGTGAGAAATATGTTATTCGTAGCTTATGGAAAGTCTTGTCATTATTGTAAAAAGAAATTAGATATTACCAATATGGTGTGTGACCATAAAACACCCATCTCGAGTGGTGGAGATTCAACATGTGCTAATCTACAAATGATATGCGCTACTTGTAACACTCGCAAAGGTCCTTTAACGGACAAGGAATTTACAAGATTATTACAATGGATAAGAAGACAGCCGCAAGATGTTGCTGCCTATATCCTCAGGAAACTAGCAGCAAGGGAGGTATTTAGATAATGCCAATGCCACAGCACTGTATAGATTGTGACAAAGTGGCCGTAGTATTAGATAATACTACCCCATATTGTCCTCAATGTTACATGAAGGAGCAAAATGAAAAAGAAGTCAAAAAGAAAACTAAAGGGCGCACAACTTGCGACAGCTGTCGGAGACGCATACTCAGACGGGTACATTGACGGACTTTCAGAGCAAGCATCACAAATTGCTAAAGCAGAAAGACTATTAGAATGGATTCTTGATACGCCAATAACAGAGCGTGTAGATTTCATTATAGACGATAACATAAAAGCTTATTTTAGGAGTAAAAAATGAGAATGCAAACACCACCACCAATTGATATTCTGGTTAATACCGGAGACACCAGATGGTATAAAACTGAAGATAACGCATGGAAACCTTCAGTTACTACCGTCATAGGTACAGTAGTAAACAAGGGATTTGGTTATGAAAAATGGCTAGGAGACCAACCAAGCTATAAAATCGCATGCGAAGAGCGTGATATCGCCGCAGCACGCGGCACAGCAATACACAAAGCCTGTGATGATTACATGTCAGGCAAGCGTATTGACGGTACTGATGAAGGTGATGAGTTCAATAAACGCATGATGTCATTTGAAAATTGGGTAGCTGCATATCAACCTGATATCGTAGTTAAAGAATTTCAAATGTACCACCCAGATGTTCCATTCTCTGGAACGCCTGATATTGTAGCATATTTACCAGACCTCGGACTCACCTTAATTGATATTAAGACTGGAGCCCCTTATGAGAGTCACCAACTTCAATTAACTTGCTATAAAATGCTTTGGGACGCATTATTCCCCGAATCACCTATCGAATCCCTCTATGGATTATACCTTAAGGGTAGTTGGATTAGCAAGGTCGAACCTAACTTCAAAGCCTACAAATATGTTCCTGAGGTTATAGAACATCTTGTTGGTGTATGGCGTTGGATGGTTGGAGAAACAGGCCCTAAGGGCAGAAAACCAGTAAAAACAATTTTTCAATTGAAAAAAGATGTTGCAATTGAATATTGATAATTCGTAACTTTGTGACATAGCTCACATAATAAAAAGGAAACGTGAAAAATGGCAAAAAATAAAAAGAAACAAAAACATGTAGCAGACACACCTCCTGTGCAGGTTCCAGTTGAACCTCAGACTATTTCAAGTGAAACTGATGTTCCATTGACCAATATGCAAAGATTAGGTCAAGTTGAAGCTAGATTAGCACAAATGGTGTCAATAATTAATAACCTTATCCAATATTGTAATACATTGGAACAATGGCGCACTTTAACATTTAAACATGATGAGAATACTCAACCTCCAGCTACAACAGAGGAAGACATCTCATTTAATGCTGATGGACAAGGTGTATCTGACAATGGGGTTACAGAGCACACTCAGAAGGTGGTTCCCGCTACCACTTCAGAGTAGGCTCCTGTTACGGTAACTGGGGTAAGTACATCTTGATACTCTTTGAGTTGATTATTGTTTGCAACTTACCCCAGTTTAATTTATGTCAAAAACATGAAAACCAAGAGTGTACACAGTCTGTGAGCACTGCAAAAAGGTCACTATGGTGTCTCCTATAAAGGAAATAGAGCCGACAATGACCCAT